GATCCTAAATTTCAAAAACCACCTCAGAATCCAAATAGTAAAGGTAATCAGGGGTCAAGTAAGGGTGAAGGCGGTCCTCCAGATCAAGGAGATCCAGGTGAAGGCGGGGAAGGAGAAGGCGAAGGAGAAGGAGGAGAAGGAGAAGGCGATGGTCAGCCAGGAAAACCAGGAAAAGGTAAAGGAAAACCCGGTAAACCAGGAGAAAAACCTATAGGTGGAGCTGGTGAATCAGGCGAAGATGAAATCTACAAACAGATGGAGGATGAAGATCCAGCTGGTACAGGTGGGGTTATGACAGAGGATCAAGGTAAAAAACTTGCTAAAAAATCCGGTTATGGTGAAGATGAATCGGGTCCAGATGAAAATGCTACGGATAAATGGAGAGTTGAAGGTGCTAAGATGCTCGAACGTGCTGAGAAATCTTCAGGGAAAGCAGGCCAAGGAAAAGGAAGCGCTTTAATCAAAGCATTATATCGTTTACATAAGGGAGACGTAAACTGGCAAAATCTATTCAGAAGATATGTTGCTACAGCATTATCTCCAGAAGTTTACCAAAGATTGGGAAACAAAAAGCATTTAGGAAAAGAATTTCTTCGTTATGGGGAAAAACATAAAATGGATGCTATCGAAAATATTGTTGTAATGGTGGACGTATCTGGTTCAATGGGTAAAGAAGCTCTTGAAAAGATTCTTAATGAAATCAATCAAATCATTTTCTCTAAAAAGATCAACAAAATTACCGTTGCTTTCTTTGATGATGGAGTTGATGATAAGAGTGTTCAGACTATTAAAAGAATGGGAAAACCTTATATTCCTAAGAATGTTTCTGGCGGTGGTGGTACATCATTCCAAAAACCACTTGATTGGATTCATGAACACTTAAAAGATAGGGTTTCCCTCTGCATTTATTTTACAGATGGATTCGCTCCAATGCCTAAGAAACCACCATTCTGGAATAAATTCATTTGGGTTATCTATGACAATCCACAATTCAAACAACCATTTGGTAAGCAAATTAGTGTAAATTAATGATCGTTAGGGAAAGTTTGATAGGGTTTAATGAAGCTCAGGGGTTTACTCGTGAGGGAACACCAGTTGAACAAATTGGAGTTGGAAGAATTGCAGTATTTCAGGAACTGCTGAAAGAGATAGCATATGATTCATTGGTAAAGAAGGGGGATTTTTCGATGTTTCCAACAAATATGGGTGAAGTTACTCAAGACAAGATGTATATCATTGATACGAGGAAATTCATTTATGAATATGGAAATACTCCAAAAGATTCAGTCAAGTATGATTTGATGACTAAAATCATGGACAAAGTCCCCTCAATGAATCCCAATAAATTAGAACACAATGCTGCCGGGTGGGTTAGAGTATTTTTCACATTTAATAGAATGGATGAAATATGGAATGCTCCAAAGACTTGGATTAATGAACACACTTGGATAGAATTGCGTCAAATGGATGAAGATACCTTAGTTGAAAAAGCAAAAGAGCAGCTCACAGTTAATAGATGCATGGTTTTATCCACAGAGTATGGTTCTCCAAAACTACAAAAATGGGCTTTAGAGAATGGATGTACAAATGCAAACACAAGATCAAATGAAGCTATTCAACAAGCTTCTAGAAGAGGCCAGCTTGAATTAGTAAGATTACTTTTAACCCATCCTGAAGTGGACCCAGCAGATACTACTATAGATGGTAAACGATATAAAAATGATGAACGTCAATATTGTGTAAGACAGGCTGCAAAAGAAGGATTTCCTTTAGTTGTAGAACTTCTTATGAAAGACAAACGAGTGGATCCATCATATAGAAATAATTGGGCTTTGGCTCAAGCAGTAGCAAATCATCATATCGAAGTTTGCAAAGTTTTAGTAAGAGATCAAAGGGTAAGAGATAAAATAAATTATATGAAACCCGTTGATATAAAAAGATTCGATGAACTAAGGAGATCTGGTCAAGTATGAAACTAGTAGAAGAAAATATTGCTCATTTTGTTCGTGGTGGCGATCCTAAAGCTGCCATGGGAATTGGTCGAGAAAAATTGATTGGAGATTTTATTGAAGAATACAATAAAAAATCTACAATGAATACTTTTTCGAAGAAACTAACCATGGAAGACAAGCCCTGGATATTGGAATCTGCTATCAAAGCTGGCAGACCTGATATTGTTAAACTTTTAGTTACTGATCCTTCTGTGGATCCATCAGCAAGAAGAAATCATTTTTTAGATATTGCTTCTAAAGAAGGAAATGCTGAAATAATTCAAATACTTTTATCGGATCCAAGAGTTAACCCAGCTGATCATCATAACATAGCTTTAGCTAATGCCGTCGAAAAAAATCACTTAGAAGCTGTTAAAGTTTTATTAGCTGACTCAAGAGTTAATCCAGCCGATTCTAAAATGGTATTAGACAATCAGTTTAATGAAACGCAGGTACCTAATTACATTATTAAAATAGCTGCTTTGGAAAATAATCTTGCAATCGTTCAAGAACTTTTAAAAGATCCTAGAGTTAACCCATCGCAAGCTTTAATAGGTGCAGTATCTAAATTGAATAAAGTAGGGGTTAAAGCCCCAAACTGGATTCCAATGGTCGAATTACTTCTTAATAATCCAAGAACAGAAATAAGTTCGGCAAGAAGAGCATCAATTCAGAAATCAATAGATGAAAACAAATGATAAATATAAAAAATAACGACAACGATGAAGAAACAATTAGTATGCGAAACCCTACAAGATTATCAAATCAAAAAAGGGGATCTAAACGAAGCTATATTTAGCAAAGCAATAGGAGCTGTAAAGAAATTCTTCCAGAAACTTGGTAAGTTCTTTTTCTTTATGTTTAATGGTAAACCCGTTACAGAAGCTATAGCTCCGGTAAACGTTGGTATTTTAACCAAGGCAGGATCCTTATATAAAGGTGTTTCCTATCTTCCTTCTCAAGCCGATAAAGATCTTGAACCAGGACTAAGTTCTCTTACTGAAGCACAGATTATGTCAAAAAGAGGTGGGGAGGATTCGGGCAATAAGACTAATAAAACTAATGAAAATCTTAATGAAGCTCGAATAACTCTAGATCACCCCGATAAGAACGTTCTTAATGTTGACAAGAAAGATCTTTATAGAAGAATTAGAATGGCTATCAAAAACCCAACCTCTAAACCTCTTATGATTTGGGGAGCACCTGGTATTGGTAAAACCGCTATTGTTAAGGCAGTTCTATCAGCTAATTCAAAGGGGAGACTAATTGATGTTCAGACCTCTAAAATGGCTCCAGATGACTGGTCATTACCAGCAACTTACGTTGTTGCAGAAGAAATTAAAGCAAGAGATATTCCTAAAGCTTGGTTACCTGTTTTTATAAAAAGCAATGACCCAGAAGAAAACAAACGTAGAAATGAAATATGTAATGCTGGTGCAGGTGGAATCTTATTCTTAGATGAGCTCTCAAGAGCATCTGGTTCAGTTCAGAATACTTGTTTAAAACTTATCGATGAAAGAATTATTGGGGATGCACAACTTGGAGACAAATGGGCAATCGTATCAGCTTCTAACAGAGCCGGTGACGATCCAGAAGGTGTTCAGAACTTCTCTACCGCTCTTGGTAACAGATTCTCCCAGGTTAACTACATACCTGATTTCAAAGGTTGGAAAGAATGGGCTATTGATAAAGTTGACCCACGTATCCTTGACTTCCTAGAATTCAACCAGGAATATTTCTATACACTTGATGATGATCCAGAAAAGAGTATCTTTGCATCCCCACGTTCATGGGAAGCAGCTTCAAAGAACATTGCAGCTTTAATGCAAGATGCGAAAGATGAAGGTTACAGACCTACAATTAAAGATATTACAGGCGTAGTTGGTTCTGATGTTGGTGTTGATATTGCAACTGAATTTGCAACATTCTTAAAACTCCTTGAAACATTTAAGAAAGAAGACATACAGGAAGTTTTAACTAACCCAGGAAAAGCACGTATGCCTAAGAAAGCTGGTTCAGGATATGATCAGTCAGAAGCAAATGCTCTTATTTCATTAGTTTGTACAGCAACAAGAGGAAGAGACCTAACTCCCAAGGAATTTGAAAACTATGTTGAGTACCTAATCAGACTTGATAATGCTTCACTTGCAACCCGTGGTTTAAAGATGATGATCGAAATTCACCCATACATTCACGAAGAGTTAGGTGAAGTTGAGGGAAGAGACAAATTCAAAAAAGGTATCGACGCATTTATCGCTAAGTACAAAGAGATCTTCTAGAAAATAATCTAGATAAATGAATATTGTTCGAGAAAGAATATTGGAATTTCAGAGGGGCCAAAACCCCTCTGATGTTTTGAAATTGGGTAAGAAAAAAGAATTGGATGCATGGTTAAGACAGCATCTCCCTTCTGTATCTTACACAATCAATTCAGACTGGACTGTGGATCTTAAAAGAGATTTTATTATGCCAAAGAGTTCAAACATTATGTATGAGTTACCTGAATTTATTCAGTTCAATGAATGTTTTGGAGATTTTTTAATCAGAGACCAATATCTTAAAACTATGAAAGGATGCCCGTATTTTATTCATGGGGATTTTATGGTTGATGGTAATAAAATCGAGGATCTGGAAGGCTGTCCAAAACGTGTTGATGGAAACTTTTTCATCAAAAGAAATACTACCAAATTTACTAAAGAACAAATACAAAAACTTTGTCAGGTTGGAGAAATGATTATATGCTAGTTCCTGAATCAATATTAGAGGTTCAAAATTTTGAACGGGGACCTATGAGTAAAGAAACTCTTGGAATTGGCCTTGAAGCAACCATTAATGAGTTTATGGAGGAACATTCTGGTGAACAGCCGGGATCCTGGGTTTATGATATTTTGGATAATTCAAATTTAGAATTAGATACAGAGACTCGTAAAAAGTGGGCTCAATTTCTAATTACCATGCCTAAAAAATATGCTACAGAGGCTGATGAAAATCTTTATTATGTCTTGAAGCAAAATAATATCGAATGGATTCCTTACCTTCCTATTATGGGTAATGATTTTGGCTATACAGTAGAAGGGGACAAATATTATCTTCATTTTGGTGCTTGGCTTGATTTCAGAGATCTTTTTGATTCGCAGAGTAGAGATGTTAGTTTAGAATTTATAGGAGATGTTTTATGCGGGGAAGATTCTTACGAACATTTTGAAAGAGATATGGAAGAGTATGAAGATATTACTCAATCCGGCTGGTATTTAAGCAAAACCGTAGAAAAAGGAAATGTCCCAGCTCTTGAAGATTTAAAGACAACTGCTATAGAAATGGGGGCATCCCCAGAAAATGTTACGAGCTTAGACGATTTATTAAACTAGATAAATGATAATGAAGAGCTGGAAACTTTAAAAGAAGCTGTTCAGCGAGCATTTTCAGAAACACAGTCAGTAGCAGATGAAGATGCATGTCTAAAAAGTCTTCAAAGTGCTATTATGAAACATTTTGATTTTACTCAAAAACCTGAATATAATGAGAAAGAAATTCTCGTAGGAGAAATTTCTAAAAAAGGATTAAAACTTCTATCATATTGTATTGCTACTGGTGATGAAAAAATAAAATGGACTGTGCCTTCTGGTAGTGCATGGATGGGAGACTGGGAACCAGATGTTATAAATGATGCATTGTACAATGCTATGGGAGATATAGAATAATGAAAAAACTAGTTTGCGAATCGCTAGACCAATTATTTGAGAGTCCAGACTGGCTATCTCTTAATGGAAAGTATGACCCAGATGGTTATCCTTCTGATGCTGGCAAAGATGTTGAGGGGGATAATTTTGAATTGGACTATGAAAGCGAAGATGCTCATCCATTTTGGATAGACGGAGAAGGAAAATTTCAATTTGGTCCTGCAAAATCTACACACCCTTATGGAGTATCTAGAAAAGATGGCATGTTTCCGGGCCGACTATGGTTTTATCATAAAATTATGAGTTTCTGGGAATATCCTGACAAAGAAGAATTCTTTGATATGGTTAAGAAAATGGGCGATGAACTCAAGTATTATTACCCAAATGATGATTACCGAATTATAAATGATCCAGAATGGCAAGTTGAAATTATACCGGGCAATTCGGATATTGTTACAGATGATAATGGTATTATGCTTTCCGGCCCTTGGAGACATCAGGGTCAATTTCAATCTAAACTTATACCAATTAAAGATTATCAATTTGGGGGAACCAGATCAGAAGAAGAATTGGGTAAAGAACATGCCAAATCTCCAATGTTAAAGAAAAAGAAAGTACCCCAGGGATGGGGTTCAACACATCCTAAATATCAGGAAAGGAGAGCTTGGAATATGGCTTCTCTTACTAGTGAAGGGGTGGCAGATAAGTATATGACCCAGCATTTTGGAATAGCTGATCCAGACGAAGAATTTGATAAACAATACTTTATTCAAAAATATGGTAAACCGATTACAAAGGTTAAAAACGTTCCAATTTATAAAAATCCTAAGACCCTAGAAGGATTTGATAAAGGGGTTAGAGGAGTTGTGATGAACAATGGAGATTTATATCTTGCTTTCTCTCAGGAAGGACCAATTCATCAAACAATAATCAATGCTCTTAAATCTGTTGGAGTAATAACCGGAAATACAGGTGGATGGGAAGATGTTGACGCTTTTAACGATTATGACTTTATTACCCTTCAAAGAATATGGGGAAAGGATAAATTTGGTATTGGGGAGTCATATACTCTTCCGAAACCTAAACAAGACCCCGAAGGCAGAGCCAAAATTTTAAAATTATTCGAACCTTACTTATTAAAAGCCAAAAAGGTAAATTCGCAATTTGAGTGGGTTCTCGAACAAGTAAGAGTTGTCGCCAGGGGAACTCTTAATGCCACCGAATATGAAGAATTCAAATCCAAAGGTTCTGGAGCATAAATAATTTGCAAAACATTTTTTTACTTGGGAAGTATTTTGTACATTTGCTGTATGAATCACTTTCAAAGGGATATGGACCCCAAACAAGCACTGGGGATTGGTCTTGGGCCCAAGATTAAAACAATGATGGAAGCTGAGGATAGTGTGTTTGATTATGAAAACTTTTATCAAGTATGGGAATGGGCTTTAAAAAAGAAGAAAGACTTCGTATTTCCATATATTGTTGGCATGAATGGAAAGAAGTGGGTCAATGGAGATATAATAGATGCTTCTGATAACAATAACGAATTGCTTTGGATTTCTATACAGGATGGGAATATGCAAGCAGTTAAAGCAGTTCTTACAATTCCCAATCTTTTTAGAGAAGAAATACTTAAACTTGATCAGGGGACTTCTGAGTTAAAAGGTGAATTTTCAACAAGAAATATAAGTGTTCACGATAGTGATGGCAAAAGAGCTATGAGAGCTACAAATTTTGGAGTCTTTGTTTCAAATGCTAAGAATAAAGAAACCAAAAATATGCTCATGAAATATTATAAAAAGGAAATTAAATAAGACCCTTTAAAAATAATTCTCTTTCTTCTTCTCTTCTGGGTTCTAATCCCGGAAACTTAGGATCTACATTAGCAGTTAAAATGCTATCCGCAGCCTGCAAATAATCTTTATCTCGTAAAGATAAAATCATTTCAGATCCCCTTAGACCGTCTACCCCCATATTAAATGCCATGGAAACCATAGAATCCCACATATTCTGAGATATTTTTATATCTAATCCTCTGCTCTTCCATAGTCTGAATAGATCCCTAATTCCAATTTCAATAGTTTTTATATCTTCTCCGAATAATTTTGCAGCTTGTGCTTCAGAAATTGTTTGACCTTCTTTCCATTGAGATGATTCTTGAGGTTCTGCATGACCCCATCCTACTGTAATCATCCCATCCCCAATCGTATAAGCATCTAATCTAAGTTTTTCATGGTCTTTAATGAAAACCATTCCTTCCGGACTTGTTTTTAAAGTCATTGGATCCTGCAAAATATCATAATTTATTTTTGGACCATCTTCAAAATAAAGATCAAAAAGATTTTCAAATTTTTGCTGTATTTCTTTAGGTGTAAGAATTCTTTGGCTAGCAAGAACCCCAAATGTTGGATTATTCATGAGTTCCTTCTTTGAAGGAAGGTCTTTAAATCCCTTATTACTGGCTGTCATCAAAAACATTGTGGCAAGGATAGCAATTTTTTTAGCTTTATCCTTGATGGTATTGATGTCGAATTTTTCATTGAGTGTTTCCTGAGCTATAAATTCTTCATTTAGGAAGGAATACACAGATTCGTTTACTAGCATGCCATGGGTTTTCTTTATATATCTTTTTGGGGGAGGTTCCATTTAAACAGAGATATATAAAATAAAAGTCGAATGATTCAGGACATTTACATTAGAAGCCCACGAGATCCGAATTTTATTTATGGAATTTATTCGCATTCTGATCCTATTGAAAGCATTATTGCAAAGATAAGAATGATTCTAGGAACTACTCAGGGTCAAGTTCTTGGCGACTTAAACTTTGGTGTAGGAATTGAGGATATGATTTTTGAAACAAGGATCAACAATATTGATCTTGAAGAAAAAATTTCCAAACAGATTACCCAATATATTGCAGAAGCAAGTCAATATAAAATTAAACCTACCGTATCCTTTGGTCATGCGGATGGATTCGACTATTGTGTCATTGATATTTACATTGACGACCAAAAAGTAATTGGGGTGCTCGTTCGTTAATTATGGAAACAAATATGAAATATTATGTTTATTTAACCACTAATTTAATTAATGGTAAACAGTATGTCGGTGATCACATGATAAATCCGAAAGAAAAAAGATATTATATCGGAAGCGGCAAATATTTTTGTTTTTCTCGAAAAAAATATGGAGTTCAAAATTTTTTCAAGGAAATTTTAGAGTGGTTTCCAACAAGAAAAGAAGCATATGAGGCTCAAGAAAAATATATTATACAATTTAATACTCTAGCTCCTAATGGATATAATCTAAGCCCCAAAGGGGGAATCGGTGTTATCGGATGTTGCTCTGAAGAAACCAAAATGAAAATGAGAAATGCTAGATTAGGAAAAAGCCCAACTAATAAAGGAGAAAAAATGGCTCAAGAAAAAAAAGATAGAATCAGCAACTCCTTATTAGCATTTTGGTCCTCCGATTCGGAAAAAACAAAGGAAGTTAGAAAAATTATTTCTTTGAATGGACAACAAATGACTGGAGACAAAAATAGTATGTTTGGCAAAACCCAGGATCCAGAAAAAATGAAACAAAGATGGGTGGATACTTCCCATCCGTGGATTAATAGACATCATTCCGAAGAATCCAAAGAAGCTATTCGAAAAAAAGCTCTAGAACGTAATAAAATAAAAACAATCCAATGGCAGACATCATAACTACTTCAAGAATTAGGTTAACTGAATTATTTCAAGATGCGATTAACTTTGTAAAACAATCTTATGATGATGTAGGCCAGGCGTTTACGATGGCTTCTCCAATGGGGCAGATTCTTCAGGTTGTTTTAAGTTTGGGTCGTATGATTCTTTACTATGTTGAGGATTCTATTACGGAACTTAACATTAATACTGCAACAAGGCCCAACAGTGTAAAGGGTCTGGCGAGTCTTACAGGGCATAATCCTTCTAGGGGAGTGGCCGCACGAGGAACTCTTCGTCTAATCTATAATGGAACTAAAATTGATATTTACGGCAACACAGTAGTTATTCCAAATTATACTAGAGTAACTTCTACAATTAATGGTTTAACTTATACCATTATTCTTCCGGGGCAAGAAGTTAGGCTGGACCTAACTTCAATTAGTAACTTTGTTGATGTAAATATTGTTCAAGGTAAACTTGAATATCAGCAAGCTTCTGGTACTGGAGATGCTTTACAAAGTTTTAACTTCCAAGCTAAAAAAGGATCTATCATCGATAACTATTTTGTGAATATTTATGTTGATGGAGTTAAATGGACCACCAGAGACAGTATTCTCGACATGATTATTGATGAACAAGCTGTTATGGTTAAAACAGGTCAAACTGGAGGTATTGATATTTTCTTTGGTAATGGATATAATGGTGCAGTTCCTCGTTTAGGATCTACCATTTTGGTTGAATACCTTTTAACTGATGGGGAAACTGGTAACATTAGAACTGCCGAGGCAAAACAACTTACAAACTGGAAATTTGAAACTCGAGGTTATGCTTTAAATAGTCAAGAGATCGATCTCAATAAAATTCTAAAGGTCGTTATTCAGAAAGATGTTTTATTTGGAACTCAAGAAGAACCCCTTTACCTTACAAGATTATTAGCACCCCACACTTCAAGAAGTTTTGTTTTAGCAAATTCAACTAATTACATTTATTTCCTACGTAAGCTTAATATGTTTACTATTGTGGATGCTGTACCTGGATTTGCTACATTTGAAGACAGATATGCTGCTGACAAATACAATCAGGCTCAGACAACATATGAAAATTTAAGTGAACAATATAGAAATTTGGCATCTACTGTTGGAACCGGATCGGCTCAAGCAATAGCTTTAAAACCGCAAGTTGATGCAGCTCAACAACAAGTTTATTTTTGGCAAGCTGCTATTACCGAACAAAAGAAGGATGACAACACAGTATATCTCTATTTAGTTCCAGATGTAAACAAACGTATCCCAGCAAATCAGAATTATTATACCTGTAGTTTGGACTCCTTTATTTTAACAGATAACGAAAAATTGGGAATATTGGACCTTATAGAAGAAAGTGGACAAAGAATTATTACGGTCGACAATGCTATCATGCAGATAAAATACCCAAGATTTGTTATAAATGTTTCCCTTATCATCTATGAGGGATTCGATTTAAACAATATCAGAGAAACTATTGTTTCCAAAACTTCGGATTACTTCTTAAAAAATACTAGAAGGGATAGAATTCCTCAATCAGATCTAGTTAGAATTATAGAACTTATTGATGGGGTTGACTCTGTAACAGTTTGGTTTGATGCTTCTAAAGATAATTTCTCAATTTATGGAAATGGTTATGGAATTGACGATTATGGGGATATTATCCTAGTAAGATATGTAAATGATGCATTTGGTAATCAGGTTCCTGTAAGCGATCTGTATCCACTCATTCGTGGCGGATTTGAAAGTTCAAATGGAATTTACTATGATGACTCCATTGTAAAAGACCGTTTATCATCGGTAAATATACAGCTTAGAGGAATTACCCCAGTTGATTTCAATTCAAACAGTAACAAAACCATAGTAAGTTCAATATAATTTGACCAATGGCAAACGCAATACAAAAACAGAACGCTATTAGTAGCAATTCTCAGAAACATTTAGTTCGTCCATCATATTTGGATTCAGCTCGTCATTTAAATGACAGCTATTTAAATCTGGGATATGATTATCGAGGAAAAATACTAAAGAGAATGACTTCAGCCGAATTATGGGCTAACCCGCTTCAGCAGCCTTTATTAGCACAAATTGAAGCTATGATAAACTTTATATTGGAAAACGTCAAGTCTATCAAAAAGACATTCAGCATTGCTCATGATAAAAATACTACGAACATTAATTAACTAAATATGAAGACCCAAAATTGGAAAGTTTACGATAAAAAAGGAAGCTCATTAAACCTATTTGCTGACTCATATTTAAATCTTCAATTTGTTTCTACAGCTCAGAATGCTATTGGAGCTTCAGGATATGCTATAACCGATCCTAGTTCTTTGATTATTTATGGTTCTGATGGAGTTAAAATTACGAATTCAGGCTGGGAATATGATGCTGCTACTCAGGTAAGTCTATCCTATACATTTGGAACAGATCCGGGGATTTTAACTTCACAGGAAGCTTCTATTAATTTTACATACGTTTATGTTTGCAATCCATCTTGCCATAATTCTTTGGCTATAGGTGGAGCTAATTTGGATATTAGTACTGCTTTTACATATCCTTCAGTAACTTTTACTTCAGCTATATTTTTAGATCCTGTTTCGCAGGGTTTAGTAGAAACAGAACACTTATCCTTTTTACAAAAAGATGGAAGTAAATGGATTCGTCCATACGATACTGTAAATCCCACTCTTATATTTTCTATGGATCCTGCCGGAGACCCCGAAATAAAACTATTTACCGTAGATGAGACCACTCAACTTGTTCAGTGGTCTGACGAAGTGGTTGTTGATGTGAGCGTTTATTTAGAAAATTTTCCATTAATAGCTAATATTGGGTTTCGTGCTGAAGATGAAGGAGTTTTTGAAAGAAAACTAAGAGTTTATCATTTAGTAGGGGAACAACGTTATCTACTTTATGAAATACTTTGCAATGCCGAATCAATTGGACCTGATGAACGTTTTGATACGCTTATAACAGATTTTGGTCTACCCTCACCAAAAGCTAATCATAGATTATTTAAGGAAGCTGATATAAATGAAGATCTCCCGGATTGGCAATTACTAAATCAAAAAGGAAAACATATCATTCTTGAACATGATAAGATTATGCCGTTTATAGGCACATATAAAGCTCTTATCAATGCGATCAAATGGTTAGGATATGAAGATATTAAAGTGAAAGAATGGTTCAGCAATGTTAAAGATGGCACAAAATTATCTTTAACTGTTCCTTATGAAGCTGCCGATAGAACAAAAACTATCATGTACTTTACTCCAGATGAAAGAAGAAACCTTAAAAAGTTAAATCAATTATCGCTGGTTTATTGTATTACACGAGAGACGGGTCAAGTCGATGATTATGGAACACCGATTACCGAGAATTGTTACACGTATAACCTCGATGAAATATTCGTAAAATTATACTCGCTTAAACAATGGCTCGAAAGATGGGTCATCGGAGTTAATGCCAGAATTACTGACATAACCGGAGAAGGAGTTTATTTTGAAAGATATAAAAGCATAGTTTATTCAACCCAAAACTACGGAACTGTAGCTAATTTTACTCAGTCTTTAAGTCCTATGACAGTCAATCCTGATTCCGAATTAGTTTACGGGGATGCTAGTATGCTATTAACTCTTAAAGAATTGCATATTACAGCGCCCAAAAATTTGCCACTTCGTTTTCAGGATCTTGTTTCTTATTACTGGGATCCTTCCAATGGAGCTTACTCTCCTGCAGATGCTTCAAAGTTATCTTATTACGATCCATCGACTATATTTGTAGGCAACTCTGCAAATACTCCTTTAAAAGATCTTTATGATATTCAATGGAAAGCTTCTGTTTCTAAAACTGATGCTGGAGCTATTCAAAATAATCTAGTTACGAATCCTCTTCTAATTATCGAAAATGAAATTCGTTATTTGAATATATTAGATTCTTCGTCCATATTTTATGATGTTTCAACCAAGCTAGATATTATTCTAGAAAAAGCTTATTTAAGAAGTACCGAAAGCGATGTCTGGACTGAATCAATTGAATACCGCATTTATTCCGACCCATGTATTGGAGGATACTGGATGGATAACTCGGCTGGTGTTCACATGTGGAAATCATACGACTATTTGACCTTTGTTCCCGATGTTAGTTCTCAACTAGTTTATGCTGTAGATAAATTTTATAAAGTTCCTCTTTTAATAATGGAGAACTATAAATTTACCGATGCTTCTTCCGATGTTATTCACTTTCCGAAGAAATACTTTCTAGATATTCTTGATGGAAAAATTGCAATGGATTCTAGCATGCTGGGAAGTAAGGGAGAAGTAATTGATATTGAAAACTATATTAACTTTAATTATGATACATCCTTAAATGAGCAGCAGATAGTTTATAATGTTGTTTATCATTCTCCTAGAATGTCTTTAGCTATTTATGATCCTTCAGCATATTATTGGAATTCCATGAAGAATCAAGAACCTTCTTCTAAGGTAATTGATAATGGAGTTTACCAACTTGATGTTCATCACACAGGACCATATACTATTGAGATTTATGGATGGGATAGTCAAAACAACCTGTTCAACAATAATATAAAAACACCATATTCTGTTTGGCAAAAATTTCCAACAATACTTTCCTATTTGGATATGTCAACGAATAATTTCTTAACCATTCAGAATGTAAGTACTTTTATAACTCCAGATGAAGCGAGCACTTTAATTAGTCAAAACCTTTATCCATTATTTGATCGTCAAATTCCTCTTGAAGGATTATCTTTAGAATATGATTTACAAGGAATACCATATATTAGCGTTCCTTCTTTATCTTATTTTATTGATGTTCCAAATACAGGGGATATTACTCGTTTTTATAACTTAACAGAGCAATGCTATAACTTGGATGGTTCTACTTTAGTTATTAATCAGAACTTTGAGAAATTCTATAATGGAGATAACGTCGTATTGGTTCAATGGGACAAACATTCTCTTTCATTCTTACAAGAAGTTAGTGCTTTAATTACTACTGATCCTTCTTCTCTTGGAATGTTTGGCGAAATATTTGTAACCTTAAACCAGATTCCCCCTAATTTTATCGGACAAGAAGCTTCCACCGAAGTTTATATCTTAAATGATACAGAAAGATTCTGTAGCAATGCTTCTAATAATATTGCTACAAAATCCATGTCATTGGATATTTCAGCTTATCAATTTACAGCTGCTGAATTCCTTGATGGAAGTGACCATCAATTAGTGGGGGTTATTATTGATGATCTTTCAACAGGATACCGATGGGGAAGTTCATTTAGAGTTATAGATGTTAGTGCTTATCGTCATACTTTCCAAGGAAACCTGCCACAATTCGTTATTGGAAATCCAAGATACACTTTATCTGCTAAACATGCATTCTCTTCATTTGCGGATTTTCAGATAGATATTTCCACAGCATCTGAGGTCGATAACAATTTCGATCTTTACATGAATGATCCTCATCACACAGAATACTACTTAGACAACACATTTGTTTTTGTAAACCTATTGTTTGATCAAGATTACGCGATAGCACAGTGGTACGATCCGTCTACGGATAACTTACTTACTAAACCTTATTATCCATTCACCCAAGCAATAAGTGTCGACATCAGCACGCTAGTTATCTTTAGCTCGATGTATGATCCTTCAGATTATATGCTTGAACAGAGAAATATTTGGACGGTTAGAAATACAGATGATAAGAGAATGATTTTCAAAGTTTATAATAAAGTAGTTCCATTCATCTTTAATAAAGCTGGGGTCTTTGATGTTCAGCTTGAGGCTTATGATAAATACGGCAATATAAAATCCCAGGTTTGGGAAGGACTTTTAACTGTTCAATAATGTCAATTGTAAAACGTACAGACCAATTTGTGAAACGAGGACATAGTTTTGTTCATCATGGAGGTCCTGCGCCTATTTCTTGGCCAAATGAATTTGGAACGGTAAATGGATATTCCAGTGCTGGATTCAATTTTGTTGGGTCTTCAAATTTAAACGTAAACTGGGGAGATGGAACTATTGAAAATGTAGCACCTTCTTCTTATCCGTATCATGATTATTCAGGAACGCCTCCGGATAAGTGGACTATTCAAGATATATCTCAAATAACATATTTAGATAACGCTGGCTATCCTATGAGATATGCAATCCTTCGAAATGGAACTAATTTAAACCAAATTGCTTTTAATAGTGCCCAAGTGGAATCAATTGATATTGGAGACGGATTTACTAATTTGCAATATGTGGATATTACTTGGAGCCCTTTGACCTCTTTTCCAACTAAAAGCGAATGGCCTTTATCTCATCTTAATTTGGATGGCTGCCACTTAACTTCTTTTGATGGAAAATCTGAATGGACTAATTTAGCTTATTTGGGGTTAGGATATAATTATGAGTTAACTGCTCCTGTATTAAAACCAGAGTGGATAAATCTAAATACTCTGGAATTATATTATTCTCCTATCGGAACTGATCCTACTCTTCCAGAATGGGTAAATTTACAATATTTAGCTTTAGATGGATGTGGGTTACATTCTTTTATTGGAAAACCAGAATTATCAAAGATGCTAAATTTATCATTGGGTTCTAATGATATATCTACACTTTATCTCCCTCCAGAATGGATCCAAATGAATACACTTCAAATATATTATACTACATTAAACACGATTCCCTGCCCTTCAACGTGGGCAAATTTAACTCAGCTGTATTTATATTATAACTCACTAACTTCTTTTAATTCTTATCCAGAATGGGTAAATTTAACCGTATTGTATTTAGCATCTAATTTTTTAACATCTGTGGAATTACGCTCGGAATGGACAAATATGAGTAATTTGGATCTTGGTAGCAATAAACTAGGAATGGTAGATGTTCCTGCTGCGTATACCCATTTATCGTATTTGGGATTAAACGATGCTTCTTTATCCTCTTTTACAGTTAAGCCAGAATGGACTCCATTATACTATTTGACTATTTCGGAGAATAGTTTAACTTCTTTGGATATTCCTGCTGAACTTACAAATTTGCAATATTTAATAGCTGTTAATAATCTTATAACTTCATCCCCATTAAAACCGGAGAATACAATGATTTATCAAATTCAGCTCTCAAATAATAAACTTACTTCATTTACGTATCACCCAGAGTGGTATAGATTACGAGCTTTATATCTAGATAGTAATTTACTTACAGAATCTGTTGTGAATCAACTTTTAATTGATATAAGTACCAATGTATCCTCCTGGCCTCAATATGGAAATATTAATCTTACAGGTACTGGTAATGCCGCTCCAACTGGAGATGGCTTAACTGCCAAAACTGCTCTTTTAGCTAGATCTATTTCAGTTGCAACAAATTAATCATGTCACTTGAACGTTTTTTTAGAGAAGATAAGGGTTGCCCCACAATTTCAGTTGGAAATACTGTTATACAGGTAGATAGTGTCGACTGGAGAAAACCATACGTCATTACTGTTGAAAGATTGGGTAACGAGATTCAATTAAAACTTGATGAAGATGCTGCAAAAAGAAATGTTACAGCAGTAAAATATTCGGGTCAGGATTTAGTTCCGGACTTGAGTCCAGAAAGTCTTCCAATTGATTCGAGGACGCATCTGTCTGTAGATGAAAATTATTTATATGTTTGGGTTCCGCAGGTTCAAAAATGGAAAAGAATGCCATTGCTAGATTGGTTAGGCTAAAGGATAATTAAAATAAAATTCCCAATTCTTGCTACTATCTGTAAAACTTCTTGCTAGACCATTGTCTTTTCCCCATTCCCATCCTTTCCAAGCTACCCAATATTTAAGAGTATGTTTATCGTCTAATTGTTTTTCAAGTACAATCCATTGACCTTTTGGACCAATCCATTTTTGAATAGGAATGTATCCATCTTCGGGAGTATATTCTGTTCCAGATAAACCGGATTTTTCAAAGCTAAATTCTTTTGCAAAACGATCCATCTTAGAAATTTCTCTTTGATCCTCACTACCGATATCCATTTTTTCAAGTGGGGTTCCTTCACGATTAAAATGTACTGCTTCGAATAGATTCTCTTCTTGATCTTCATCAATGAATTCTTTTAGTTCAGCTAAAGCTGTTTTTGGGTCCCCGTGATGAAAAGACCTACGACTTATAGCTATAGCCAAAAAATTTCCGGCCTTGTGATTTTCCAAAACCAAAATAGGCTCTCCTTTATAATCCCTAATAACTTCTATAATACGATATTCGTCTCTCCAGTTAGGAACAAGTTCATTGATATTCCAGGGAGTATTGTCTATGATGTTTTTATCAATTGCTGTTTGACCCACTGACATTTGTTTTTGCGGGGTTCCTACTCGAGTAAAATTAGCGGCTTCAGTAACAGATTCCAATCTGATTACTTTCATTTCTAGTTCATTAATGACCGCTGTTATATCTTTGCACCAGGTTTTTATTTCATCTTCTCCCTCTCTAAAATAATACACATAATGAGGAATTTCTAATCCAGCTTCAAATACTAGAAAAGCACCATAAGTAATTTTACTATTTGATTTGAACTGTGCTTGAAGTATTTGAGCATCGGGAGCTAGTTGTGTAGATTTTTTATTTGTTACAACCTCAACTATCCCTGTCCCGAATTTATCCGCCATGTCATGAAGTGTTGAGAAAAGTAATTCTTTGTCATGCTGAATTTTTCTTCCTTTAATATCTCCAATTTGCAAAGTATCCAATGGATCCCCTTCCCTCTGAAAATAAACGTTTTCGTTTACTTTTCTAGCTTTGGATGCTTTAGGACTAATAAGATATTCGTGACGTTCTTCTCCATCTGGATCTCCTCTAGATGTAAGATCTATAGCTTTAACTTTGTATTTTCCGGCTTCCCCATATTCATGAATAGCTTCTAAAATCTCTCTTCTTACAGATTGGCCAGGATAACAATAATAAGTAAAGCTTCCATCTTCATTTATGATGATTTCAGCCCCATTCCATTTTAAATAGTCTTCAATAAATTTTTTAAAACTTTCAGCTTGAGCTTCTCTACCAATCTTTAGAGCTTTAAAAGGATCTTCGTGACGTTCAAAATCTAAAGACTCGTTTTGGGTCTTCATTTTGCCATCCTTAATATCTTCATACATTCTCATGGTAGCTCTAATAATTGAGCCAGCTGAAAGTTCTTCTAACCATTCATCAAATACATTTAAATCTTTAACACCTGAATTTTTGACAGATATTTTAGCATAATTTGTTTTATTTGGATCATGAGAAGGACCTGTCCATGATTTCTGTGTAAATTCAATGTAATCTCCGTCTGATAAATTGATATACAATTCTGAACTATCTTCATCGGCTTCACCTTCAATGTGAGTAATTTTAACTCCATTGTAATTCCATCTCTTGGCTATAGCTCTTTCATCATCTTCCATATTCTCAATATCCCCCGAGAATTCAACGTCAAAATGGAACATTCCAATATCCATAGAACGTATAGGATCCCCGCCTCTTTCAAAGTTAACGGATTCCTTCATTGTATTATGTTTAATCAATCTTTTTTCTCTTTGATCACGAGCATTTATTTTTCCTTTAATACTTTGAAGAGCTTCTGTTTCAGCTTTTTTCCAATCGCTTCTTAAGCCAGGATCTGAAGTAACGGCCATAATACCGCCAACAGCGTCCGAAATAATAATTAAAATTGGAAATCCCTTATAATTTCTTATAAAAGTTCCTAGACGATAAACCTCCATAAAATTATCTGCCAAGCCCCAATCAATTTCTTGTATAAGTTTTTTATCTAAATAAGTTTGACCAATCCCCATTGATTTAATGGGTTCTTGCCCTCTTTCAAAGTTAATAGATTCCTCAAGATTGTCATATTTCCATTCAATCTCCATAGAATAAACATCGTGTTTAATGTATCCAACATCCTGCAATCTGGAAATTCGGAATTCGGGCAAATTCTTTCTCAACCACTGATTAACTATTCCTTTGGCACTACCTCCTTGAACATACGGAGATACTTGTATACTTTTTCTAATATAATTATCATCGTCCACTATAGGCTCTCTCAGAAATCCAGGAAATTGTTCCTCTAGTGCTTTTTCCAATTGTTTAAATTTGTTTATTCGTAGAGCCATTTGACCAATTTGAAGAGATTTAATAGGTTCTTGGCCTCTTTCAAAGTTTTGAGATTCTTTAAGATATGTTTTGTCCAAATATCCTTTAATTATATCAACATGAGTCATAAAAGCTCCGCCTTCAAGCATTAGACTGAACAAATCCCCTATAACAAATCCAATATTATTAATACCTTCTTTAAATGGATATTTTGCTACTTCTATTTTAATAAGATCTTCAAGTTCCTTTTCAGCAATATCTATTTCTTTAGATGCATGAATTGTGGATGGAGTCGAATCCGTCTTATCATATTGATCCAAAACATAATTATTATATTCAGATAAAGAACGAAATCCAGCTTTTTTTACAGCTAATTCTATTTTAGCCATAACGGGTTTTACTTTTTCTTCAATGTCTTCTATGATATGGATAGCTAGTTCTTCGCTAGTCATATCCCATTGATATTTCTTACCAATTCTTAGTTTGTCTAGAGATTCTCCTCCTCGTTCAAAATTTATATCTTCTTTTAGCGGTTTTCCTCGCATTTTGTCTTTATTCTTTTCCCACTCTTTCCATGAATCATTTTCCTTTTGTATTTCTTTATCAATACTTCTTTTCAGATTAATTAAAGCTTGTTCTGGTGTTGGCTGATAATCCCCAAAAACCCCAACTCTTGAAATGGCACGAAATTGCCATGATCCCTGACTCTTATTCTTTAAAACAAGAATGGGGTATCCTCTATAATCTCTTATCAAGACAACAATATCGTATAGAAAAGCATGTTTTTCTAGATCAATAGCCCAATCGGTTTCGTCCAGAATCTTTTGATCTTCGACTTGTGTGCCGATACCCATTTTTTTAATGGGGGCACCGGTTCGTTCGAAGTTCAACTTCTCTGATATTGTAAGGGCTTTCATGCTTACTTAGAATTTTCTGGCTAAATTCTGATCATTCTTTAGACCCTGCTTAATTATCGTGCGAAGATCTTCCGGGAATATTTTATATTCTGTTGAAAGTTTATTAACAACTGCTTTTGGTGCTTTTTCACCCAAAACTCCCCTAAGCTGATTGTATAAATCATAGGTAGCTTGAATAATTTTAGCATTTCTTTTCTGTATTTTTTCTCTTGTTTTTCTACCTTGATCGGATGTATCCTCAGCCCATTTGTCGGATCTTTCAGTAGTTGCATCCAAGTTTACAGCTTCCGAAGCTAATGAATATACATCTGCTGGCGACATTTTTTCAAATTCATCAAACGCATTAATTATCTTATCATATAAATCATTACCAAAGACTCCTTCACGATTATTTTGTAATAAAAGTCTGAATTTCGACAATGTGTAGCTAACTGTACGAGGTTTAAGATCTAATACATCTCCTAGTCTTGGAGCAGATAGTTTTTGCCAGTCTGTGATAGTTTCTTTGCCCATTTTTAGTGCATTACGTGTCAACCCGCTATCTCCTCTTCCTTGAGTATCTTCCGACCTTCCCATAGCATCTTTCGCAGCTAAATACATGGCAGCTAATTGTGGCTTGGTTATAACATCATTGCCTCTTGATATAGCAGCTTGTTCGCCACTCGAATATTCTATTTCGTTTTCTCCGTATAATTCTTCAAGAGATTCGCAAACAAGTTTTTCTGGGTAAAAATGGAAATTCATCATAGTTGGAAGTTTTATTTATTTATCCGACGGGTAATGGCGTAAATCCCGGAAATTCTGAAGGAGGGGGAAAAGCTGAAAATCCAAAAGATGTTTTTGATATATAAAATAAATAAATTATGTATAAGGGGATTATTTATTGTGCAACAAGTCCATCAAATAAAAAATATTATGGGCAATCTATCGGTAGTTTAGAAAAAAGGGTTAAAAGACATTATTCTTCTAGAAGTTCGAACGATAATACTATTTTTCATAATGCTTTAAAAAAATATAAGGATCAGATTTTATGGGAGACTGTGGAAGCTTATGAATTTGCAGAAAGAATTGATTTAATTAATAAATTAAATGAAAGAGAAATATATTGGATTGAAACAAACAAAACATGCATAAGCAAATTTGGAAAAGAATTTGGGTATAATATGACGGAAGGGGGTCAAGGTGTTAAATTTTATCATCATACGGAAGCTACAAAAGAAATAATTCGAAAAAAATTAAAAGGAAAACCCAAATCTTTAGAATCTAGAGAAAATTACCGATTAGCTAATATCGGAGAGAATAATCCAATGTATGGAAAAGAAGGAGAATTACATCCTAGATTTGGTAAAAAAATGACTTTAGAAAATAAGGAGTTTTTAAAAGATTTATATTTAGATAAGACTTTCGAAGAAAGGCATGGAGAAAAAGAAGCTATAATAATAAAAAATAAAATATCTGAAAATAGAAGGGGAAAAGGACTTGGCGAAAAAAGCTTAGAGACAAAAGAAAAAATTAAAAAGAAACTTCAAAAAAGATTTGAGAATCAGAATGAAAGAGATAACATAAAAATTCTAACTCGAAATGCTATGCAGCGTCCAGATGTGAAACAAAATCTAATAAATGGAATACGAAAATACTGGGCAGAGAAAAAAGCTAAAGAGGTAGTGGATTCCCGCCAGGAAAACCATACGTCTGCGCTCCTTTCGGTGCCCATGATTTAAGTAAGAATGCCATGTATGGTAAATTAGTCGGTTTTAAGTTCTCATATTTTGGGAATGGATCTTTTTGAATTAATGTTGTCATGGAAGCAGATAAGGTAGCTTTATAAGATTTGTAATTGACTACGCTCTTACTTAATACACTGCCATAATTCGTATTCATAAAGTCTGCATTGTTCAATTCAAAATTGGCAATGATTTTATCTAAGGGGCCTTGAGCAATAGTTTGATCAATATCTTTGGCAAAGTTAATAACTGGCTTTGGATTCTTAATTGTAAAAGCAAAGTTCGCTGTTTCTGGCTTAGTATTTATGGGTAAAGGTGCCAAAACGTCATCTACTTTCTGAATTATAACGTCTAATTTGTCGAACTGACTATTAATCGTTTGTTCTGCTTTCTCCATGGATTTAATAGTAGGATCTGGATGATCTTTAACTGGAGCACCACTGATAGCATCCTGTACGATTTTATATTTGGTTTCAGCAACCATTTGTTTCCTTTTGGCATCCAAAGTTCTCTCATCTATAGCAGCACCATTCGTATTCCATTTTGCTAATGCATCTGTATAACGTGGAATATCAATGTACGGTTTAACAGTTCGGTCTCTTTTAGGTTTTGCTGCTTTGTGATTTCTTTTTTCAATTACTAATTCGTCTACTACAGCTTTCGCATTATCTACGTCTACTTTAAGCTTCTTTAGATAATTCTTTAGTGTAATCTTTTTGAAGTTTTGAATTTGTTTTGTAATTTCTTTCTTCAAAACATCAACTTCATTCTGAATAAGTGTTACTGGATCAGCAAGAGGAATATGATTCTGAGTTGACCAGTTTACAAATAGAATCCAAGGGAATGGATATATTCCTGTAATAGTTAAACCCAATACAATCATCCCCCATTTAGCTTGGAATGCTTTAATGGGAATATAAACAGTCGGGAAAGGAATAGGTCCAATTGGTGGCGGAAATCCTGTTGACCAAGCTGTTGCAGGATTTACAACGCTTGCAAGGGTAGCAAAAGCACAATATCTAAGCCAATACTTCTTATCGCTATATCTCATTTTAGTTTTAGGACTTAAATATGGATCTGATTCATCAGGAGCTTCGCACGGATCTGTATCAAGTGTGTACCAACGATATTCCTCATTGTCAATGTTGATGATCGAATATGATTCGAAAACTTGGTTAAGGGCATCTAAATCAGCTGTAGCTTGATCTATTTCACCCGGTAAAGCTTTATATCTCTTCCATAAATTATTGAAATATCCTTCAATCCAAATACCTTCATTCTGAGTTTCCTGTAGTCTTGTTATCTTTGGAGCAAACCCTGTTTTTAAAAGATCCTGAATAGTTAACGAGAAATTAAACAAAAATAGAATAAGATTAATCTCGGCATCTATTTGGGTAGAAGATAATTTTGTATTCTTGGTAGTTAGAGAAGTCAAATAGTCTTTTGCAGCCTGGGATTTTTGATTCGGTTGAGAATTAGTCGCTGCATCATATTTTGTTTTCATTACTGCATAGAAGTCTGGCGTGTTTTTCGTTGTGAAGTTCATCCCCTGTGCTAACTCCTTGCAATATGAATTTACTTTATCTTTAATCTTTTGTAAGCTATATTGATCTAAGAAATATCTATTGGTTAAAAAATCCTGTATTTGTTTTATAAAAGTAACCACAGTTTGACTTGTCTGGTCATAATATGCAATCAAATCCTGTAATAATGTGAAATAAAATTCAATCATTACAAGTTCTTTAGGATCTGCTGCTGTTACTCTAGCCTGGGCAATTCCATTTCCTGCATCACTATTCAAATTACTAAATAACGTATCATCACTATTATCCAATTCTGTTTTGATCCCCTCAACATTTTCCTGGTCACATTTAGTTTTCACATTATCCTTGCCTGCTATCGTATTAGTTCTTTTTTGCCAATCTTTTATTTGAGCTTTATATGAAGTCATTATTCCATTCCAGCGGGTAATTACTCCTCCTGTTTTATAAATGACCTTTTTTAATTGTTCGGCATTTATACTAGGATCTATGCCTGGTGCATCTTTAAGCATAACAGGATAGAAGCTTGGAATATAAAATTCTCTAATAAATCCTTTAATATCTACTTGTTCCGCATATTTGTCTTGAAGTTTGGATATTTTTTCACCAATATCATTATTTGCTGGTTCAACAATATCCATAGTGTATATTTTATTCACATCAATTTTCTCAACAACTCCATTGAGTGGCGGATAGATGTTGTTGCCATCAAATACGGCAAATGGTTTATGAACATCCAAAGTATCGTTGGCGCTTACCAATATTTTGAATGGCTTTAATGTCTTATTTTCAAATAAAGCTTTTGTCGCAGTATCTTCTCCAGATACCTGGTTAATGCTAACATCTGGATTCAATACAACTTCACAAGATAAATTAAGTAGCTTATCTTCAATAGGAGTATGCGGCACAATATTTGTGTCCGGACTTGTAAGACAGGTTTCTAATTGAGCTAGAGTTGGTGTTGTTTGTGTATATGCACTTGGATCCGGAGTTGTTTCAGCATCAGTTAACATTCTTGGTGTTGGAATACAGGATTGAGCCCCAGCTGTTTCTGCAAATGATTTCAAGGCTGCTTGTTGAAGAATATGTCGGTTACGAAGATACACAAATGTTGCCAGTAAGGATCCAACAATTATTGTGTCCAGTTTTTTGAGGGTATTTAGCATTGTATTGATTTGATTCAATTCATCCTTTGCTAAACCTACTGCTCCCGGAATGATTTTACTTGCTGCTTGACCTTCTTGACGAATTCTTGCCTTAAGAACGGCAGTCAGCGTTCTAATGAGACGCTGGATATATTTTCCTCGATATGGTGACGGGTAATCATTCTGAGTTAAAAATTCTTTAACTTTTAGAATAATCATATACGCCATAAATGCCCATGGAAGAATACCATTTATTTTAGAAATAAGGCCTGCTAGATCTGTAGCAATTCTGGATGTTTCGACTTTAAGATCCAAATCACTTTGCTCATCTGCAACTCTCATAAAATCGTCCTCAGTAAGATTCTGATCTCCGAGTAAGGCCATAAGAGCATTTGCTTGATTATCGTATGCACTTGGGTCTTCACATTGTAATAGAATATCCGAAGTTAGAGAATTACCAAAGTCCTGATCAACATAATGAATGAATTGCTGTAGATCTGGACTATGCTGAACATAGTTATTTACATCATCATCGGTAATATTATTGGGGTCTTGGATATAAGCAAGTGCAGGATCAGAACTTTTACTTAAAAGCCCCTGAATTTTTTTCTGAAGTAATTTCTGAAGATATATGAGTAATGGAGTTACGGCAGCTAAAGCCGCAAGCTTAAGAGCGATAAGAAGATTCGGCTTTTTTAAAAGGTTTTTGAATTTCGTTATCTCTGCATTGAGTACGCCCAGTGCAGCAGCTATTAATTTACTTTTTAGGCTCATAAGGATTCTTGTATGATTTCCTCCATTGCGGATCCATCCATCTGCCTTTTTTCTTCAATATTTCAAATCGATCAACATCCATCCACTCTTCTTCAACTTCAGTTACACTTTTACGTTTTAATTCTGGCATAATTTCTACCCATAATTGATTTGGATTCGTTTTGTCTTTTTCATTTCGCATCAAGGAAGAGCCATACCAAATGGCTAAAGAATCTTTTTCTTCGGGGGTAAGATCTTTATACTTTTCAACTTTTAATACATTGCAAAGTCCTCTTCCTTCTAAATAAGCAGGAGCAAATTGTCCAACACCTGGAGTAGATCTTCCTATTCCAAGTTTTTTAAGAGGTTCTCCTGTACGTTCAAAATTAACAGATTCCCTTATACCTCCATTTGGATCAAAAGCTGCTTTGAAAGCATCCCAATACGGTGAACTAACATAGACTATGAATTTACTTCTCCAACTTCCCCCTCTTTTCATAATATCCCTATGTTCTACTTCACCTTCAAAATAATTTGGGCTAAGACATTGGTAAAGATAATCCGTGAATCTTCCGTTGCCATTATAGTCATCGATACTCAACCAGACTTCATCTTTGTTACTCATGATACTAATTGAACCAATTCCTGGGGATAATCTAAGACAATTTAATCCTTTTTTAACTTTGTCGTATATTCCAAGACTCAATGCATCAAATGGTTCTTTGTGTCTTTCGAAGTCCAAACTCTCTTCCATTTTTATAAAATGAAAAGAGGTAGGGATTTCTTCAAATATATGTTGTAATTCTTTTTTTACTTTAAATCTAATCGTGTATCTATTAGAGGTTTTTTCCTCAATTTGGCCTTTACCATCGAAATACTGATCCAAACCATATTTTTTAATCAAGCCATTAATATAGTTTTTTCCTCCCTCGCCATAAAAACAAAAAGAATCCTCACCTGATGGATAAAAACTATACATAAATCTTGGATCCCCTAATCCTGTTCCCCCAATCATTTCATTATCCACAAAAGATCTTAATTGGCTATAGATCTTCTTTTTTATGCCAATATTCAAAGCGTCTATCGGGTTCTGACTTCTTTCAAAATCTAGAGATTCTCTAACTATTTTCATTACTGCGAAATTAATACGTTAGTTGAGGTAGCTGCTTGTTGAGCTGCTTTTACTAAGCCAACATTGACTCCTGGTGTTTGAGGCATTTTAGCATCAATTGCTGTTGCCATAGTTTGTAACAAAGGAAATAATATTTCTGCCATTACAGCATGGTTATAAGGCCCAGGTCCTAGCTTAGTTACTTGGTTACCTGCTGCCTTTACTTCATCAGCTGTAACTTCTACTTTAGCTGCGGCAGAGATAGCAATTTCATTCTTGGTAACAATACTCATCTTATCTCCGTTTAGCTGGATTAGGGATTCATGATTAGCATGCTGAATCGTAATCATATTATCTGGAGAGATCTGAATAAAACTGCCACGATAAAACATTTGAAATCCTCTTTGACGCTGATAAATAACGTTTAATTCTTCATCGGGGTCATAAAGTAGAACGTGGGTTCCATCGTAATCATTTTTGATCTCATCTATAAGCTGAGTATCAATATTTTGAATAGTTGTGTATTCTGGAGAATATAAGTCCCCGTTATTAAACTGAACCCTTACAATCTGACCAATTTTTGGAGTCGAAATTGACCCTGCTCCATCTCCAGCAAATATAGTGGAGTTAATTGGAACAGCCCATGGAAGATCCTTAGAATTTAAGTTATCAAATAACCTAAATACTCTTACTTGTGCTCGTCCTGAAAAAAGTGTATCCACATTGTTTTCGATAATGCCTAACCAGTCATTATCATGTAGATCTTTCATTTGTAAGTGTAGACTTTCCATTACTCTTTAAATTTGTTGTAATATTTTGTAAGAATTCTATCGAATTTATCTATTTCTTCTGGCCACATTTCCTCAAAGCATTTAAAAGCATTTCCCCAACCACAGCTTGCTAATAATCTTTCTGGAATGGCAGCACTAATTTCATTGGAGAAACTTTTTCTTTCAACGCCAAGATTAAAGTGTAAAACTTTTTTATACATTGCTTCTAGCTCTTTCTCAGTTTTCTTATGACCAATATTAAGAGTTCGAAGAGGATCGTATTCGTTTCCTCGTTCAAAATTTACTTTTTCAAATATGAATTCGGCTCTCATTTTTGTATAGTTCCTATTGTTGCTTCACTTTTTGGTGCAGATGATAGATGAGTATTTCCTTGTAATGCCCCTACTGTTGCTTCACTTGGTACCACAGATGGTTTTGGTCCAACATTAATATGACCTGATGTTGCTAAACTAGAAGGAATAGCTTCAATTATAGGACTCCCAACTAATGTGTTTCCATTTGCATCGGTTGCAAAGGATAGAAATCCTCCTGTTTCAATTTTGGCAATATCCCTCTCAGTATTAGGATTCTTTAGAGCATTTGTTATATTTACTTCCCCTGTTTCTCTTGAAACCAAATCGGTAGCTAATGAGTAATCCATAAGTTTTTGCCATTGACCTCGATCATTGAGAATCTGTTCTGCAGCTTTAACAAGTTCTTGAGTTGGAGGAGTCGTAGCTTGTGAATGAGCAATTCCCCTAAGAAATGCTTTTAATCCTTGTTCTATAATTTTATGATCAAGTTCCTGCGAAGGAGTTGTTTTAGCAACTGATTGAGTAATTGCTTCCCTTGCAAGAGCAAAGACTGCAAATATGTTTTTACTCTGAATTGCAGATAAAGCTTCATTAAATGAGAATCCTAATCCAGGAATCTTGGTAACCTGGGCTTTATTAACCTGAGTATTCACCAAGTTTTTAACTAATGCTTTTCCTAATGTCAAAGTATTTCCTAACCAAGTAGATGGTTGAACAGGATCTACTGGATTAAGATCTGCTGAAGGACCCTGCATAGCTTTTTGAGCATTTGATATATTTGAAGCTCCAGAACCAACAGGATCTACTGGATTAAGATCTGCTGAAGGACCCTGCATAGCTTTTTGAGCATTTGATATATTTGAAGCTCCAGAACCACCAGTTTCGATAAATGGATGATTTTCTGTATGAGGCCCGCCAGCTACTGTTTCCTGATTTAAAAATTGAATTTGTCTATTTTTATATGAAGTTCTAAGAACTCCGGATGGATCATCAGCTGTTCTGTTCTGACCATTTAAATCCTGATCCCAATACCAATAGTCCAAAATAGGGTTTACATACTCATCAGTTAACTGGCCAACTTTAATATCGAAAGTAACTTCAGTCATAGTTTCTTCGTTAACTTTCAAATCAGTAATCCAGGAGTTTAGAGAAGTAATATCAAATTCGCATCTTTCACAATGTAAAACCCAAGTAGGCATTACATCTCCCATGACTTTTAAAACCATTTCACCGCTTAATTCAGGGCCGGAACCTAAAGCTGCCTGTTCGGTATATGAAGATTGATGGAATGAACGGAATTCTGTGATGTAAATATTCATTGCAAAATATCTCATCATATCAGGAAGCATCCATCTTTGATAAACATCGTCCCAAGCAATTTTTCTGTAAAGATTAAGTAAGTGAGTAATTCTCCAGTCAAGACCTTCAAGCATTGACATGGTAACTTTTCCCTCTGTGCTTATACGAATGCCTCTCTTAGGATCTACAGCAAATAAATCATTTAAATTAGAAATTCCCTGAAAATACCACTGAAAATTATTTTGAACTATATTCCAGCCATTGATAAAACTAGCCATCATTTGAGCACGGCCAACTTCGTTTGAATCTTTTAAATAACTTATAGCAGAATAATTGTTACGAACATCAATATCTTCATCTGATAAACTAAATAATGGCATTGGCATCCTATCATAGTTTGTGGATTCCATATTTGTATTCATAGGAAGAAACTCCACTCTAAAAGTTAGATAGGTTGGCTCATCAAATGTTTTCGTAATCCCTTTTGTAGGATCTAGAAATATACCAGGGACATTTAATATGTGACCAGGTACTTTAAAATCTTTAAAAATATTTGCCATTATATTATGATGTTATTTTCAGGTGGGGGTGGAACGTTTGGGGTAGGTTTAACAGGGTCTACAGGAACGGGAGCAGGCCATTCTCTTCTCGTAAGTAAAAAGCTTTGAGAGAAGTTAGAGAATAATGGGGACATGCCTCTAATCCACGAAAGGGTAAATCCTTTCACATAGAACCATCCCGTATAGAAAAATTCCAAAGCTTCGCTTAATTGAAAACTAGGATCAACAATAAGATTCTCTACTCTATCTTTTTGAACTAAAACAATTGGCAATTTATCTCCTTTTATAATGTTGAGGTTAGTTCCCTGTACATTTATTTCCACATTTAGCTTATCCAATTCTACTAGGTTCAAAATATTTTGAACTTGAGCTCTTAAATAATTTCTGTGATGATTTCCTGTCCATTTGCTATTATCTTCATTTGGATTAGAAATTGTATATTGAATTCCAAGCCAAGGAGAAACATTGTAAAGTTGCAAGAAATCATAATTAGCTTTTGCCGGTTCATTTGAGTTAATGGAAGGATCCCATTTCGCACGACCTCGTAAGAGTATGTGCGAATTTATTTTCTGAGGATCATAAGCGGGTTCTACTTTAAAACTCCAATATTTTGTTTTATTCGGATCTCTATAAAGAACGTCATTAGATTCAAAGAAGGTCGCTTGAATAGAAGTTCCGTAGTCAAAAGTAATTTGAGAAGATTTATTAATAGGTCTCCAATCGGTAATATAGAAACTGGTATTTCTATATCCCGCATAATTTGAAAATACCTTTGGCGTTTCAACTGTGGTGCTTTTGTTACTCCCCCATACATATTCTGTATTGCTATTATTTAAAAGAGCAGCAGAATCCACTTCATTCTCCTGGGATAGTAATTGTTTCTGAACATTTACAAAGTTAAGAGTGTAGTAAATATCAATCCACCAATCAAAGAAGCTATTTTCATCTTTCCATGACCTTGAAACTATTTCTTCAATAGTCTTATCAAAAGCTGTAGTAATAATCCAAATTTGATGGTCGTCTGTAAATTCTTCATTTGAGGAGAATCCAAGACCAAGTTCTCTAGCAATGGATTTTAATGCTTCCATTGAAGTCATATTGAAAGCTACGTTTCCTTTATAGTTATTAAATCCGGGTATAAATAAATCTCCAAAGAAAGTTACTGTAAGAGCATGTTTTATGGTCGTACTTTTCTTAAGAGGAGATACCCCCGTAATAATATAATCATTTCTTATCGGGTTTAACAAATTACTTTTATTCATGATAGCAATAGAAATCATATCTCCATCTTTTGGAAGATTCTTTGTCATGAATAAATCATTTTGAAAGCTAAGAGTTAATGTAATTCTTGGAAGCGAATCATTTGTATCGATTTTAAAATAATCAATTTCTTCTACCCCTACCATGTAATCGTTAATCTTGATTAGTGGGAACTCCATTGAAGTAAAATCTTCAAGCTGACGAGTTTGTTTACTATCTGGATCTTCTCTTTTCTTTAGAGACAATTCATCCAATACAATTGTGGGCTTAATTGTTTGTCTAATTCTATATGTCTCTCCAGAAGAATTTGGATTTGTTGATGCTGGTGGAGTAGTTTTATTAGGTGGTACAAATGTATAATCTGCCATAATTAAAAATGAATATATATTTAAAGTGGTTAGCTTTATTGGCGTAAAGCAATTAGAAGGTTAAACTAACTGTCCCACTTTTATTATATATTCCCTTAAAATAAAAAGGTTAAAATATGAAACATTTTAGAAAAAATCAAGAGGGGCTTTTCATTTGTGAAGAGTGTAATCAGCTTTTTGTTCAAAAAGAAAATTTGGTGAGACATATAAATAAAAATCATCAGAGCATAAAAGAATATTGTGATAAATGGAGAAAGGAAGCCGGGGATGGGATTTGTCAGACCTGCGGAAATGAAACAGATTTTCATAAAGGAGAATATCGGATATTTTGTAGTACCAAATGTGCAGCCAATAATAAAAAATTAACCAAAATTAAGAAAAATACTAAGATAGAAAAATACGGGGATGAAAATTACGTTAATCCTGAAAAAGCTAAAAAAACAAATTTAGATATATGGGGGTGTACCTGCACTTTATATAATAGAGACATTAATAAAAAAGTAAGAAATACTATTTTAAAAAATTTAGGATGCGAATATCCTATGCAAAATAAGCAGCTATTTGAATCTGCACAGAAAAAAGCATTTTGGTCTAAAGAATATAAAGGCATAAATTATAGGGGTTCTTATGAATTGGATTTTCTTGAAAAATATCAGAAAATATTTCCAAACATAATTAATGGCCCAACAATTAGGTATCAATATAAAGGAAAAAACAAAATTTATTATCCGGATTTTCTAATTCCTTCTCTTAATTTGATAATAGAAATAAAAAATTCATATCTTTATCAAAGAGATATAGAAAAAATAAAAGAAAAAGAAAAAGCCACTATCGCTAATGGCTTTAACTACATATTAGTTATTGATAAAAATTATGATAAACTTCAAAATATTTTAAACATTTCTGCTTTTGATGATGGCAGTTAAAAATTCTCCGGAAGACATTCCATTTTGTAAACAAGCACTTTGACCAATTCCTTCTCCAAAGTAAACTCTTCCATTTCGATAAGTTACCTGATTCTGACCTTCTGGTGCAATATTAGGTGGCAAGGCTTCTTCAAATGATAATTCGTTTAATCCCTGGCCATTTGCTGCCGCAGTTCCGCCAGGGTTATTTTGTAAATTTCTTGCATCAAATTTAATAGCAGTTGGATCTGCAGTTGGAGCTTTAGTGGGGTCAATATATTTGTAGGATTTTCTAATCTTACTTTCTGCTGTATCTCCAGCAGCTTCTTGTTCTTGTTTTACATTTTGTTTAGCAGAGTTTAAGTCAGGTACAAGAATTATATCTCCATTTGAGATGGTGAAAGGATTCGAGATGCCATTAAACTTCAGAATATATTCTGCATAAATCGTATTGTTATAAACCGCCTGCGAGATTAAATCGCATCGCATCTGATATTCCATGGGAACTCTATATGCTTGATATGAAAGATAATTAGATGTCTTAAAATCAAACATAGATTGACTTAAGTCTCTGATTATATTACCATCATCCTTTTGGAAAAGGGGTTTTCTATCTAAGCTATTTAAAAACATTTTACTTAAGTGATTTTAGTGAAATCCATTCAGCAGCTCTGAAGGCACTCCTATTTAGTATTGCTTGGTTTCCATTAGGATCCTTAGAAATAAAATCTAAGTTCTGTGTTGTAGAAACTGATGCAAATTTTTCTCTATTCCAAACACTAACGGCTCCTCCTAATTTATTAGTGGAAACAGCCGATTTCCCAACATTTCCGCCAGTTTGGCCAGAAGTAGCAATATTTGTTCCCCCTGCAAAATATGGTTGAGTTCCGGTTTTACTTTGGTTACCGGTAACTTTATCAACTCGAGTTTCAAAGTCAGCGCTACCAGTCATATCATCTGAAAGATCATAAATTCTACCCATACCTCGGTTAAAGATGGATTCGATTGCGTCTCTATCTCTTGGCATTCCATGATCAAGTGAAACTTTAACTTTAATATCAAGGGGAAAGTCATCAGGGCCTAATTCATCGCCAAACTCAACTTCTATCTTGGTACAAATAAGGTTCCCAATCATTGCAATTGGGTTAAGAGGATTTCCTATTGTAACATGCCATTCTCCAACAGGCTCACCAATTAAAAGAGAACGAAGTCCTGTTAGGTAGGGGATTTGATCTTTTGATTTCTCAGCTGCAATAGCTTTAATAGAATTACCAGCAACATTATTACCGCTTAAAAGATCCATAATTCCTCCAAAGCCACTTGCACCACCTCCCTTTCCGAGTAAAGTATTGAAGAAGTTTTTAGCAAAATCCCCAATTCCTTTTCCAGCAGAGGTTAAATTACCAGCAAATTCGGTTACTGAAGTTTTAGCCCATTCTAGGGGTTGACCGCTATACCATTGTTGAATACCTTTATTTCCTCCAATAAATGGATAACGTTGTGGTTGAGCCATAAATCTATGTTGACCTCCCCAGAACATAGCTGACGCTGTTCCAATTACAAGGAAGTTAGATAATATGTCTAACAGAACTGCTTTAGTATTCACCCCGCCAATTGGTCTAGCCACATATTCAAAAGTTATCTCTATTGGGTTTTCAAATTTTAGACCAGCCTCTCTTTTCTTAACAGTATCGATTCTGTTTACAGGACCGATAACTCTATTTTCATAAGGACCATTTGCATATGGGTCTGGTGGTAGGTTACCCTGATTTAAAATAGCACTGTTATTAAAGTTCCCCGTTGCTACGTTTAACATCTTAGATAGTGAAGTTAATGAACCAAACATACCTGCTGGACCATGTTCAACATCGGGATTTGACTGAGTGTTTACTTCATAAACGTTTGCCTGAACTTCACCCCAGTTTAAACCTGCGCTGAATTTTAGAATCTCACTTAATTTATTATCAGTTTCATCTCCAAAGTACGTAACTGCTGTAGCCATTGGTGGAAAAGATACTCTTTTACCTGAACCATTATCTGTAGCTTCTGTATCTAAACTTGTAGCAGTAGATCCAGTTCCCCCTGATGAAGGAGCTTTTGTAGTAGCATCCCCAGTAGCAATGTTTCCATCCATTCCTGGGAATTTCATGTTATCTAAGATAGGAGCAGCAAATCTTCTTAATGTAATAAGACGGTTATTTGGAACTCTATTCCAGAATTTTGAGAATACAAAATCCGTAAAATGATAAGGGGTTCGTCCATAAGGATCTCCATTTCCCCAAGATATAAGAGAAGTTGTTGTAGGTGTTAAAGTGAATCCTAGCTGATCATTAGAAGTTTGATCGACTTCATACCATTTCCTTCTTCCTTTTGCATTTATAAGATAATCCCCGCCATCCGTTCCATAAAGACGGGTCATAGCATAAGTATTGATAAGGGAGGGAACCCCCATAAAGAAAACATCTTTCGACATTTCATTTCTTTTTTTCTTCAGATTATCCAATATATCGTTTTTGTTTTCGACACTGGACTCTTCTACTTTTTTATCAGATACTAAATATCCTGTTGTTGCTACCGAGGCAAAACGAGTATCATAAGGAGTTATGACGCTATCTTTTCCATCAGAACCCTGATAGATTCTTTGCATTCTTCTATCAAAAGGAGCTACAGAACCTGCTCCCTGATCATTAGTTCCATCATTAGAAGTTAAAGTAACATTTTTTGTGGCCTGAGATTGAGCAGCAAGAACATCGTCCTTTCTCAAAGAATCCTCCAAAGCAACTTTAGCTTCATCCAATGCTCCTTTCCAAACTCTTGCAGCAGTCTCAAAACTAATTAGACCAGTACTGGTACCAATAGTCGAACCCAGGGGAACTATGGAATTATAGATTCCGATGATTTTTGCATTATAATCTGGCAAAAGAACACAATAATTTAATATTGCGCTTGGTGAAGAAGTAATTTGGTCAAGAGCTGCCGAAATTTTCTGGTCAAGATTGTTAGCACTGCTTATATTGTCAGCCATGAGATACTTTTATTTTATATATTCACCCATAAAAAAAGTCTAACCTAAAGGCTAGACTTTCCAATTTATTTCTTTAATAATGGGTTTACATTCTATTAATCGTATTTTCTTGACTGACGGGAAGAAAATGATCTCTCTAAAATAGGGATAATATCGTTGAAGTTTAGGAATATTGTAGTCATCCAGTACAACAATATCTGAAATTTTTTCTACATCTTCTAATTCATCAAAAAGATTACCTATAATTGCACCGCTAAGGTTAGGATTAGAATAAATAATCCCCCTAATCCTTTTGGACTTCACATAATTGGTTATCAAGCTCATTATTCTCTGATTAACAATAAAAGCACCATAGTCATCGATAGTGGAATAAGTATATCCAAGATCCGATAAAATTTCTGGTACGTTTATTACTGAATATAACTTTAAATTGAGAAAAGACCTTTTAAGTTTTTGAATACCCTCAACTGTTATATAAAACTTCATATTTCTATTTTTGGTTTTTTATTATAATGAAGGCCTTTATGAGATAACCCCATTTTATCTTTAGATTGCTGCGAATAGGATTTTCCGAGTCTCTTTTGTCTCATATCCTCATTTTGTTTTTCTGTATGAGTTTTTCCTTTATTACCTAACCCGATTTTTAGATTATGATTTTTTGAATGAGGTCTAGGTACTCCTTGACCGGATTTTCCTATTTTATCTTTTGTTTCATCACTATGGCATCCTCTGACGCCTAATCCTCCGGTGGGGCTTATATTATATCCATTTGGAACTAAAGTACAAAAATAGCTAATGTATTTTTCTTGAGCATCAAAAGCTTCTTTTTTAGTTTCAAACCATTCCAATATTTCTTTGAAAAAATTGCATTCACCATATTTCTTTACAGCATCTTTAAAATATGGTTTACCACTTCCAATATAAAACTTTTTTTCTTGGAAATTAATAATATGATCCCCAATATATTGTTTACCATTAACTAAATTAGTCGTTAAATAAACATAATGATTCATTAGGTGGTTGAGATTAAGAAAAGACCTTTTAAGTTTTTGAACACCTTCGACTGTTATGTAGAACTTCATATTTATTTTGTTAAAATTAACCCCTTATTCCATGGAACCCGATTATATAAATTTTTCTTTTGTTCTTCAGTCCAAGTCTTCCCCGTATTCCATGGTTTGCATCCCTTTTTCCCATTGCTCATATTTTTTTTAACATCATCTGATAGAGGCCCTGTTATTTTATTTTTATTCCATGGAATTCGTCCCCCCATATTTTTTTTTGCCTCTTCGGATTTTGGTTTTTGCATATGTTTTTTGTGTTCCTCCGATAAAGTTCTGCCTTTTAAAGAGATTTTATTGGCTTCCCCAATTAATTTTTTTGTTTCGGCAGACATGGGACCCCATTTTTTGCCAGTATTTATTTTCCTTAATTTTTCTTTTGTTTCTTCTCCTAAAAATGATTCATTTACCCCATATCCTCCTTTTGGACTTATATTATATCCAGAAGGACTTAAAGTATTAAATTGTATAATATATTTTTCTTGAGCTTCATATGCTTCTTCTCTGGTTGGAAACCATTCCAAAATTTCTTTAAAAAAATTATGGGTACCATATTTCTTTTTTGCTGATTCAAAATATGGTTTACCACTACCAATATAATACCTTTTTTCTTTTGGGTTTATTGTATGGTCACCAACATATTGTTTACCGGTAATTAAGTTTGTAGTTAGATAAACATAGTGAGATTTTTCTGACATATAGTTTTATTCTATATATCTTAGGCCCCAAACTCTTTTTTTGCTTGTTCAGTTGCAGAATATAAATCAATTCCAGTTGGCCCAAGCATTAATTGAATAGCTCGGTCAGCAACTTTTTTATTTAAATCCGATATTTCGGCTTTGTTTTGTTCAACGCGGACTTCTTCTTTTTTCTTAGTCTGAGTTTTTTTTCCTTCGATGATGTTTTCACGAATGATTTCCATCTTTTTTCCTAGAGGTAAAGAATTACGGTATTTGGATATACCTAACTTCTTTTCCATTGCGCGTCTTTCTCTTCTGTTCATGTATTTAAGTTTTAGATTGTAGTAGGTTTCTCTGAAATAGTTTCTGCTTCTTTTGAACCTTGTACATGTTCTCTGAGAAGCTGATTAATCATCATTGGAAAAATATCGATATTGAATTTTTCGGCTAATTCATTAACTTGACCAAGTTCAAAGATGCAAGTTACCTGATTACCATTGATTTCAAGAATGATCTTTGCTTTGCTATCTTTATTTTTTTGAAGAAATTCGCTAAGATCTTTTAATTGCTGATCAGCAATTGTGTCGAGTCTTTTTTCGGTTTCGGTTTTTTCTTTTAATAGTTCCATTTTACCAAAGATAAGGGAATGTTCTGCCATCTGTTGAATATTTATCGAACTCTTCTTTGGAGATGAGTCTGACGGTAAACTTTAACTTAGCAAAATCTTCCTCGTTAATATAATAAGTTTCAATGTTTTTTAAGGCTGATAATCTAACAGGAAACCCATCAATGGATCTTCCATCAGGATTTTTAGGTGTGCGTAAATCAAAAATATGAGGATCTTTGAGACCTTGAATATCTTTAAGAGCTTGAATATCCGATTCCGTTAATAATCTAAAGTGATTGTTGTATTCTTTATCTGGATCCATATACGTTTTTGTTGATTAAAAATCTTTTTATTCGGTCTTTGTGCATATTTATTTCAATTGATATTCTGGAATGAGTTATATGTTCTTTGCAATATCTTTTTAAAATGTATTCTTGATCTTTCTCATTTATAGGTTTAAAATTTCCTGGGGTTTTTCTATTCCTTGCACTAGTAGACATTTGTTTTTTTGAATCTTCAGAATAAACTGTTTTTTTTCCGATTCTAGAAGTAATTAAAGCATTTTTATGTATTGGGTTTAAATGTTTTCCCCACATGTGATGCTTTTCTTTTTTCTTTGATCCATTTTTCTGGAATGTGTTACTAATTTTTTGTTTTGTTTCGTCAGATTTTGGGCATCCCGAAGAACCATCCCCTCCAAAAGTTAAATTGTATCCTTTTCCAAATTGAACATGTGATTTTTTAGTTTCAATCCAATATTTTTCTTTTTCTCTCCATTCTGAAGGATCAATATGCTCTAAAATTTCCTTGTAGAAATTTTCAACTCCGTATTCATTTATTTTTTTGTTGAGCAATATTCCACTCCCTAAATAGCCATCATCTAAATTATTCGTAGCATGAAATCCAACATAATAATGATCATTGAGACGATTTTTAGTTAAGTAGATAAAATTGTATTTATACGGATATCTTAATAACATACAGATTTTATTCTATATATCATTTTTTCTCAAGGCTCTTTACGTAGAAATAATTGAAGAGTCTGAAGTAAGCTGCCAAGAATAATACTTCGTCAGTTCTGATAACACTGGAGGAACTCATAATTTTGAATTTTTTCCTCTTATCAGTTTGCTCTACATCTTCCTGTATTTTGATATTGGTAATGTCGACAGCATATAATTTAATAGGGGAGTCGGAAGTTAAGTTGCTATAAACAGCACCCAAATACATCCATTCCGTTGCCTGGGTAATATTTACTCCGGTAACTTCAAATAAAATACGGTTAGCAGCTACCAAGTCAGTTGGATCATCGGTAAAGATGTAACCATTTATAAGAGTGAGTACCTCTTCTTCTTCAATAAAGTTCCAATCCTGAATAACTCTGATCTGATCGAGTAATCCTTCAGCTGAAATAGTGTAAGGAAGAATACAAATTTTATCTTTCTTATCTAGTAAATAAAAGTGGCCATCGATTTCAATTACGTCTTCGTAGTCTCCTTGTTTTACAATTTTCTTTTCTATTTGTTTTTCTTCCATTGCCATAGCAATTATTTTACTTCTTGAAATGTTCCTTCTACTGCAACAGGACCACTAATTTCGGGTTCTTCAACAGTTTCAGGAATAAACATACCTTCGGGTAATACTTTTTTGATTGGAGCTGGAGAATCATCATAAGCTTCCATAAGAGCAATTTTAAGTGCATCTTTGATCTTTTGATTGTCCAGGTTCTGAATTATATATTCTACAACTTTTTCACCTCCACTTTCGAAAGATTCTTTAGCTACATTGTAAAAACTCTTCTTTGGTAAGGAAATTGTAAGTGTTAAATTAACAGGAGTATCGAATTTTTTCGAACTGTTACACATCAGCCATACAGGATCATTTGAATTTGTTTGAGGCTGTGCGTTAGCTTGTGTCTGCTGAACTTTCGTATTTTGTACAGGATTATCTATAACATGTGAAGGAGTCACTGTAGACGACTTTATTTGACCAAATACGGAATGGTTTGGTGGGGTGGTTCTTGGAGGGATTAACTCAATAGCTCTTTTCTTTTTTCTGGGGTTTACAACACCAGTTTCGCCAGTTAAGTCTGCATGAACAAAATCATCAACTGAGGGTATTTCATAAACCTCCCCGGTCTGTGCATCTTTCTCCAATCTTGGTTTTGAATCCTCATCTGGTTTTTCAACAAATCTCCAACAGTTTGAGGGATGGTCAATTTCTGCCATCATTTTTTCTGTAACAACTTTCTGGTTAATTTGTGCTACAAGATTTTCATTAATTCGGGACTCATCCTTAAACTTAATGTAAATATCTCCGTCTTCACTTTCGATTCTATCTAATACTAAAACCTCTCCTCTTCGGGGTCCTGCTAGAAATTGAAAGTACCTTGTTCCTTCTGCCATTATTCCTCTATTTTAATTTTTTTTATTTTAACTTCCTTTACCTCAACGCTAAGCGATGAAGCGGGAGAATTGGGTTCGATACTCTTGACTCCATTCTGTGGTAAATCCTTCTTCTTTCCATTCAAGATAGTCTGTACAAAATTGTCGAAGAGCGTCTTTAAAGTGTGTTTCATAATCCCCCGAGCTTATAAAGTTCATTCTCAAAACTGGAATAACAAATGTGTGCTTTGTCCCCTTTACTCTCCAGAAATAAGAAGGAGTTCCTTGATGCATTCCTAAACCATATTCCACGAAAATTGGGTCAACCCATCCCTCAACATGAAGTTCAGCCGATCGAAGATTCTGTATGTCTGAAAAATCGTGATTAAATGGCATATTTAAGTTGTTTGTCCCTCTTTTCCATTATCAGCCGATTCTGCTTTGGTTGCTGTATCAGTAATTGTTGCGTCTGCATCGGCTAAATTTTTACTATTGAAGTCTCCAGATAATCTTCTAACCCCAAGTAATATTGTTGCGGCAGCTACTAATTTTAGCATCACCCCTAGAAATTCAAGAGTATTGGGCAAATTGAAAAAGTATCCAAATGTTCCTGCTACTATTCCTGCTCCCGCAATAAGTGATAATATTACTCCAATAAATCCGGATCCTGATGTTTTCCCAGATTGGTTATTAAACGTCTCTGAAAAGACAAATTTCGATCTATTGTAACCCATTCCCATAACATTAATTTTAGTTAGTATATTTTATTTATCTAACTAAAATTAATGAGGGCAAGGATTTTATGAAAATTATCGAATAATATCAATGATATTTGTAACAACTATTGAAGAAACAGTGTAATCTTCAACACTTCCTTCCATATGCTTAGCTAATTTAGCTTCAACATCTGTCGGGCTTATTGCCTCAACGATATAGGGTTCTTTTCTTGATTTGAGTCTTCCTTTTGCGTCTTCGAAATCGATTTTGATAATGGCTTTGTAAAAAGAGCGTTCGTCTGTCATGATATATAATTTTTAATTGGTTAACATTCATTATATCCGAAAAAAATAAAAAGTTCTATGGAATTTTATGTTTATATTACAACAAATTTAAAAAATGGTCATCAATATATTGGGGATCGAACTTGTTTTGATTCAAAAAATGATAATTATTTAGGAAGTGGAAATCTATTAAAAAAGAAAATCAAAGAATATGGAAAAGATAATTTTAAAAAAGAAATTTTAGAGTTCTTTCCATCTAAAAAAGAAGCATATAATGCTCAAGAGAATTATATTAAATTATATAAAACTCATGTTTCTCAAGGCGGATATAATATAAGTAAAAAAGGTGGATATTCTTCTGTTGAAATATTAAAGGAGTCAAGTAAAGCAAATCTCAGAAAACCCAAGTCTGAAGAAACAAAAAAATTAATGAGTGCAGCTAAACTCGGAAAACCCCATCCGCATAAGGGTCATAAGATCTCCGAACAGGCAAAAAGTTTAATGAGTAAATCTCTTATGGGAAGATCTTCAAGCCGTCTTGGAAAACATCATTCAGAAGAATCCAAAAAATTAATGCGGGAATCCAAAATCGGAAATACTTATCGAATAGGAAAATATCATTCCTCAGAATCTAAATATCAAATTGGAAAATCCAATTCTGTAGCTTTGCAGGGAAACCAAAATGCAAAAAAGCCAAGATAAACCTTGGCTTTTGTTTTATATAATTTCCTCTAATCTCTCTAATATAATTCCTAATTGATAATTCAATCCTGAAAAACATTTTAATTTTCTTTTGAATCGAATAGTGTACTCATCAGTACTTTTTTCAATTTGATCAGGTTCATTATCCGATTTTTCCGGATCCTGAATTTTGAGCTTATCTACCTTATTTCGAATTGAAATTACCAATTTTTGATAATCCACTAATTCTTGCTGAAAATCTTCATCTATTCTTGCTAAAATAGCTTGAGTAGTTTCACCTTCTTGTTTTTTTTCGTCCATTGTGTTTAATTTTATTCGTTTTTGGAAACTGAAAAAGGAACTTGTTTGGTTTGTTCTTCAGGTCTTGGAACTGGAGTTGTTTTAATCTCATCGGGTAAAACATTCTGCGAATCAAATATCTGAGGGACTTTACCACATTTTTCACATACGAATACAGGCATTGGGATCATTTCAGCTTTTCCACTTTGTGAAAGTAATGGGGAAAGAACTTTGAAAAATACTTTTTCACTGAAAAGCATTCCGCCGCATTCGCAGGTTATAGTTTTTGATGCTCTGATTATCTCTGGGGTAATTCTTACT